GATGTTACTTTCTCCATTTACAGAACTATTTAATTTCGATGTTACTGTTGTAAATTTCTTTCTTTTGGGATGGTTATCCTCGGGAACGTCATATTTATTAAACATGGTCTTCGGCGACGACGGCATACAATTGAGAATAGGAGAGAACGATGGAACGAAACACTTGGATACTTAAGTGGATGCTTCAACCCGTTAGAATGTGCAAGAAGGGCTGCATAGGCGCGCGGGTAATGCCCGCTTTATTATAGGAATAAACAATGACCAAAGTACTTTTACGAGAATACTACGAACTATGCGAAGGCGGCGTCTGCCAAGACCTTCTAACTGAACAGGAAAAGCAATATGTTGCTAATGGCGGCATGATTTTGTCGGGCATTATGCAGAAGGCTGATGCTATCAATGGCAATGGACGCGTATATCCGCATAAGGTTCTGATGAAGGAAGTCGAGAACTATGGGAAGCTCGTAAAAGAACGCCGAGCTTTAGGCGAACTTGATCATCCCGAAGATTCTGTCATCAATCTTAAGAATGCCTCCCACCTGGTGACGGACATTTGGTGGAAAGATAAGGATGTGATGGGAAAGGTTAAAGTATTGGACACACCCTCGGGTAAAGTACTTCAGGAGCTAGTGAAGTCCGGCGTGAGCCTGGGTATTTCTTCTCGTGGCATGGGTTCCGTACGCGAAGATCAAGGCGGCACGATTGTTGAAGAAGACTTCCAGTTGATTTGCTTTGATTTTGTTTCCGAGCCTTCAACGCCCGGAGCTTACATGATGAAAGAAGCGCAAGAATTTCAGAACAAAGTATTCACTAAAGCTGACCGAATCAACAGATTGTTGAATGAGGTTTTAAATGATGAGTAATGAATGGTCCAGCTTCGAGGGTGATAAACTTACAATGGAGGCCTGGCGCCAGTATCTCAATGAAGAGGAGATGGAAGAGGGGTTTTTATCTAATATCGCAAAACGCCTTCGCCGCGGCCCCGGCCAAGTATATGATCCCCAAGGGGGCGCCGGCGGGGATCCCGACCCAGATCCCGACCCCGACCCAGATCCCGACCCGGGCCCAGATCCAGGTCCTGACCCCGGTCCCGGCCCAGACGGAGAAGGGATCCCTATTTTAAAATACCCTCAAGCCACAGATGCCCAAGGCAAGAGACTGCAACCTCTGCGAAGCAAGCTTGACAAAGCCGGCGTCGAACAGGCCACGATTAATACTATTATAAGAAGTATAATCAAGCAATTACAATTTAATAAGGTTCCTTATACTGAAAACACTCTTAATAGAATTGGAGACATGTTAGTTGAACAATGGTTATTGGAAAAGAAACCAAGTCGTGCCCAACGTAAAAAGAGTAAGGCAAAAATGCGTCAAAAAGGGGAATCGGGAAAATGGAGCGTGCAAAAACTAGGCGCCGGAGAATTCACAGCGCAGCGCGCCCCCGCCGATGATAATCCCCAGGGTGAAAGAAAGAAGTTTCATCAACAACAATTTAGTAAGTTTGGTGCCCAAGCCCTAGCGAAAGCTAAGGAGGCCGCAGAAAAATGGGCTCAAGGAGAAGAAGAAGCTCCTCAAAAGAAAGGCCCCCCGGAATCGTGGGTTACTGAAGGGGGAACACAAGAAGAGTGGGACGCATTGGATAGAAAGGAAAAATTCGTTTTCCTCAAGATGGCTTCTACAAAACGACGCAAATTCTTTAAGATGTCCTCAGAAGAGAGACTAGAACTATATAACCAAATGAAAACTGCTGTAACGCGCCCCACCAAGAGCAGCGTGGGGACGGCAAAAACGGGTGGCGCCCAAGCAGCAGACGCCGCAGCCGCCAAGGCCCGTGGCCTGCAGCCAGAGCAAGGAACTATTAAAATTAGCACTCTCAATCAACAGCTACAAACAATCGATCCTCAAGCCGATCAAGCCACACGACAAAAAACTTTAAATATTGTGCAGCAACATTTGAATCCTTATTTAAAAAAGCACGGCCTAAGGCTTTCCGAAGCACAATTAGCGCGCGTAGCCACTGTGTTGATAAACGAAACTATTAAGGTAAAAAATGAAAAAATCCGATCTCAAACAGTTAATTAAACCTTTGGTTAAAGAATGCATTCACGAAGTTCTCTTGGAAGAAGGACTTCTATCTAATGTTGTTGCGGAAGTGGCTATAGGCCTACAAGGCAATCTTATGGTAGAAGCACAACCAAAACCAAGGGCCCCTCGTTTGAATGAAGATTCACAAATGAAACACAAAGCTAACGATTCCCGAGCCCAAATGAAACAACACCGCCAGAAATTAATGGAGGCGATTGGAAAAGATGCGTATGGAGGGGTCGATTTATTTGAGGGGACGCAGCCCATTCAACATAGAGAGCCCCAAGCAGGCCAACCCGATTTGGGAGACCCTAATGACGCAGGTGTTGATCTAAGTTCTCTTCTGGGAAATGCGTCTCAAATTTGGCAATCAATGAAGTAGGTGAAAAATGAAGAAAGGTGTAAATGCATCTGTGAGTTTAAAGCAGTGCCGCGGCAATGTTGAACGAATGATTCGTAGATTTATTAAAAAAGTAAAGAAAGAGCACATTATTGAAGATGTTCGCGACCGGAAGTATTACAAAAAGCCTTCGGTAGCTAAAAGAGACAAGCGAATTCGCGCAGAGCGCCGCCGTCGTAAAGAAGAACGAAAACGGACAAGAGCACAAGAAAATCGCGATAGAAAAAAGTAATGACTATTTATTGTGAAAGTATATAATTTAGGAGATTTTTTATGCCTGCAAATTCTTGGAACTTACCTCCTGGTTTAAACAATGTTGGCTCATACCAGGTTAGTGGACGCCCTTATATTAGTGGGTCTTGTCTGGCGCCAGCTAGTGGGAGTGCTTTGGTGCTCCGATTTCCGGTGGTAACAAAGTGGTTTCAAATTGAACCCCATTCTAGTATCGAAGATCGAGAATTGCGTGTAGCTTTTAGTGAGAATGGCCTTTATGGAAAAGGTGGTTCTAATTTTAAAGTACACCTTAGTTCTAGTCTTTGTCGTCCCTTGGATTTTAAAGTTAGTGAAATATGGTTCATGTCTGAAGATGCTAGCGATACAGCGACGTTTGATTTAGTAGCTGGATTGACAAACATTCCCAAGGAACGTACATCGACAGAGACAAGTGCATCGGCCGCTGGTTTGTGGGCTCCCGATGGTAGTACTACTGAAGCGGGTGGGCCTAATTGGTCGGGTTCTTTAGGGGTAAGTTAATATGGCTCAGTTTGGGTGGGCATATATTGACTGCGACTCCAGCACAGCCGGCTCCGGCTCCGAGGGTCCGGACTATTCCATTCAGTTTGTTACGGAATCGGGTGGAGGCACCACTGGGTCTGCGTTATTAACATATTATAGCGCGTCCTACTATAGCTACGCCCCCAGTACCATGGTACTGTCGGGCAACCTTTTAGTGACGGGAGCTATTAGCGCTAGTGTCTATCACATTGAAAACATCGCCATTATTGATGCCACGGGATCAACATATTTTGGCGATGATCAAACAGACATTCACGCTCGGACGGGAAGTCTCGAGATTTATTCCAATAGCGCATTGGTATTGAAAGCTAACGCCATTAACGGCCAGACTCAACTAAAGGGCTTGCGTGGCGGATATGCTCGTGTTACAACGACACCCTACACCGCCTCTGTAAATACCATGATGTTGGGAGTAGATAGCGCTGATAGCGACGTAACTATTTGTATTCCCAGTGCTTCAAGCGTGGGGCGCGGGGCATTAATGGTGATTAAAGATCAAACTACACGCGCCTCCTCTAAAATTTATATCTCTGGTTCGACAGGAACATCGCAGGAACTCATTGATAGCGCTAGTTATTATGTCCTATCGGGCACATACCCCGCAATCAACTTATATTCTGATGGAGATAATTGGTGGATTTTCTAATGGAGGGTTAATACCATATGGCATACAATGCGATATCGGGCACAATATTAGCCGCCAACGATTACACCCCCGGGAACCTCATAATTGGAAACATTGTTTCCGGTAATTTGAGCACATCAGACGGTTCGTCTATTATTAATGTGCCGCGCGTCACCAACGCCACCAACAATGCTCTTATAACAAATGTTGGCGGGGATGCCAATGATTTAGTATGTGAAGCCAATTTAAGGTTTAATGGAAGTGCTCTTTCCATAACAGGAGAACTAACTGCTAGCACTGGCATGTCTGCTTCTTATTTAATGGGGGACGGCAGCCGCCTCACGGGCATTAGTGCTGGTGGTGGTGGTGCTGGTGGGGGGATTTTTACTGAAGTTAATGGGTCGACTGCTTATACTACTAGCAGTATTAATGTAGGATCTGCCGTGGCACCCACCCACACCTTGACGGTCGTTGGGACTTCTCTCTTGAGTGGGAATACTGACGTGGATGGCCACCTCTTCCCTTCGATAGGCGACACTTATGATCTGGGATCATCGGCGAAACCATGGCGCAATCTATATGTATCCAGCAGCACCATTTATTTTGGTTCTGATGCTTTAAGCGTGTCTGACGATAACTTAAAGTTTGGCTCGGGGAGCACTACCAAAGGTTTTGACGTCGGGTTTATGAACTTTAAGAACAATGGCATTTGGATGGATCCGGGCCGACTCTTTAAACTTCGGGCTTATCAAATTCAGATGTTTGGTGGAATTGGATATATCCGTAAGGTTGTAGCTGATGACTACACTATTAAGGACCAGGACTACCTTGTAGGGATTCAATCGGATACTTTAACCTCGTCCATTACGCTGACTTTGCCCGCGGCCACTAACCTTTTAAACGGCCAGACGTTTGTAATTAAAGATGAAGGAGGCGCCGCCCACACCCATCCGGTGACAATTGCATGCGCTGGGGACGATGTGGTCGATGGTACAAATCAAGTAGTTTTGGAATCATCTTATGCATCTATCCAGATTTATTGTAATGGTGTAGGAAAATACTTCATCTGCTGAAAAAATAAGTGCTCCAAAAGCCTATTTATAGTCGAGTGCATTCGTGCGCTTGAGATGGGAATTTCCTATCTCGCCTAAAAAAATCTATTTTATGGAGGGTTTAAAATATGGCTTATAAATTTCAAAGAGGAAATGCTCGTATGAGCGGTTCCTTAACACAAGAAGAAGGTCTCACTGTCGTAAAAGGCGGTGCTACCGTTACTGCGGGTGGTGTTACTATTACTGCTGGAGGTCTCGATCTTAATGCAGGCGGTGCGGACTTCAACAACACAGGTTTGACTAATGCTGGCGCTGTTTCTGGCGTTACCACACTGGGTACAAGCGGTGCTGCAACACTTGATAGTGGCGGCACTGGTTCGACTTTTGGTGGTGCCTTGACGACCACTGGTATTCTTAAAACTGACGACACAACTGATGCTACTAGTAAAACTGACGGCTCACTTCAAACTGATGGTGGTTTGAGTGTTGCTAAGGCAATATACAATGGAACATCGGCAACCTTTGCTGCGGATTCCGGCACTGTGACAATAGGGTCTTCTACGGCTCTTGGCGTAACTGCCGCTGGTTTACTAAATGTTAATAATGCAACTGAGGCTACTTCTGCAACTGACGGTTCTTTGCAGACCGACGGTGGTTTGAGTGTGGTAAAGAGTGCTGTTATTGGTGATGATTTGGACTTATTGTCTGATGGTGCAATTCTGAACATTGGAAGCACATCCAAGTTCACGTTGACCGATCAATCAGCTAATAACTGTGTGATGGCTGCGAGTGGTGCCAGGCTTGCTTTTGGTAACGCTGGTGAATATATCACCGGTGACGGGACTGATATGGCTATCGTCTCTAGTGGTGATGTTGATATAACTGCTACTACAGCCGCTGTTTCTGGCGCTTTGAGTTCGACTGGAGCATCTACTTTAGCTAGTGCTTCTGGAGTGACCACTATAGGCTCTACTACAGGTGCTACTTTCTCAGCCGCTGGTATCCTGAATGTTAACAACGTAACTGAAGCAACTTCGACAACTGACGGATCTTTGCAGACCGACGGTGGTTTGAGTGTTGCAAAGAGCGTAGTTATCGGTGATGATCTGGATCTATTATCTGATGGTGCAATTATGAACATTGGAAACACTTCTAAGTTCACTTTGACCGATCAAGCAGCTAATAACTGCGTCATGGCTGCTTCAGGCGCCCGACTTGCTTTTGGTGATGCTGGCGAGTATGTCACCGGTGATGGGACTGATTTAGCTCTCGTCTCTAGTGGTGACATTGATCTCACTGCCACTACCGTTGAAATGAGTGTAGGCGCTGCAGGTGTAAAAATCACAGGTACCACGCCTTTGCTAACCATTGGTGATGCAGGTGCGGAAGATACTACGTTACTCTTCGATGGTAATGCCAAAGATTTCTACGTAGCTCTTGATGATAGCGCTGACAAACTTGTTATTGGTGAAGGCTCAACGGTCGGAACCAACTCAATTTTAACCATTACAGATGACACTGTTACACTCGGTGATGGCGCCGCTGTTGATACTAATTTTGTTTGGGATGGCAATGCTGCTGACTTCAGCATGGGTATTGATGATGACTCCGATGTCTTGGAGATTCGCCATGGCACGACGCCTGGAACGGATGCCGCGATCAAGGTTGATACAAACGGTCAACTGTTGACGCTCAATGCTGCGGCAGCTGCCGTAACTGTGTCTGCCGATCATATTATGTTCTATGATGGTGGGGCAACGGCAATACCAAAAGTTGAATCAATTGCTGACCTTGCGACCGCAATGGCTGGTGCTGGCATTACTGCCACCAATGGTGTTTTTTCCACCGATGCCTCTTCGACTCCGTCTTCAACTGCGGATGGTACGACTTTAAGCGAAGGTTTCAATTATTTTCTTGCAGATTTAACCGGTTCTACCGGCGCTGTTGTGCTTTTACCTGCGACTCCAACTGTTGGAGATATCGTATATCTTAAAGCTAAGGGTGGTGTCTCTGTTACGAGTACTATTACGCTCAAACGTACTACGGGCGCTCACACTATTGATGGAGATGCATCTCAAATTATTGAATCGCCTTATGGTGCGATTTCGTTGTCTTACGTTGCTGCTAACGATTGGCGCATATTCTAAACAAAGTTTTATCTTTGTCTCTTGGATGCCTCCCTTGTGGGGGCATCCTCTTTTTTTGCCTGAAAGATAAAAAGGATGCTAATTATAAGCGATGGCTTATAATGTTTTAGACGGAACGGTGGATTATAGCACCACCCAGCATCCCGAATTGGTTGATGCTCATGCCAATCAAGAGATTAAAGGCACCAAAATAATTGTTGGAGATCTCCTAGCCAAAGATGGGCGCGCCATCGTACCGCCGGCTATTACTGAACTTGAAGGAAGGGTAAAAAAGGGGATTATAACTTACCAAGGAGAGACCACAGCAAAAGCTGAGATAAATTTGACTTTTGACGGGCAAAATTTGAGAACCAAACACCTCATAGCAAATAGTTTACAGGGATCTGCAGAGAAATTAACTAACCTTCCAGCAAATCAATTTGTGGGAAAAATTGATGCTCAGTTTTTAAAGTTGGGCCCAGGCCTTAAAGACGTCAGAGGCAAGATTCAAGTGGATGTGGGCCCCGGCCTCACCACTGCTACGAAGGGCGTTGAAGTTTCCCTCTCACCTAAAAGCGGCCTAAGCATTAAAGATAATCGTGTCAGCATAGATCTTAAAAATTGCTTAAATGTCGATATCGAAGGGCAAAACTTGAGTGATGATGATATAGTGATGGTGCATGATACATCGCGAGGCGAAGTACGGAACACAAGCCTGGGTAATTTATACGCCGCTTATATTAATACTAAGGTCCCACATTGCGCTGGCCCTCTTAATAGTATTCAATTAAAAGGTAGCGGAGGATTTGAGGGATCCCGCGAGTTAACTTATGATCCCGGAGCCAAAGTTTTAAATGTAGACGGCACTATAGTGGCTGACGCATTGATTGTCAGCGGCCGCACAAAGTTTGAAAGCTATGTCACACAGAATATTAAAACCGTTCGCGACTCCACTTATGAAGTGGCCGAACAGGATTATACTCTCTTATGCGATACTGCAGTCACTCCTGTTAGTGTGATGCTTCCTCCGGCCTGCAATTACAAGGGGCGAATAGTGATTATCAAGAAGATAAATAAAGATAAATTTAAGCTTCATTCTCATACTCTTACTGTGAAAGTTGAAGAGGGAGAAATAGATTTTAGAAAAAGTGTGGAGATGAAAACCACTTACGCCACCCTTACTATACAATCGGATGGTGAAAAATGGTGGATTATTGGAAAGACCGGTTCATAAATTAAGTCTTTTAACCTTCCAGATTACTATTTAAAGTGAATTACTATATTTTTTAGGAGTTAGTATATGTCCACTTTGCTTAAAGAAGCGATTGTCGATGCCCAAGCCTTACGAGAGGCCGCGCTTAAAAATGCAGAATCTACCATTATTGAAAAGTACTCTGACGAGGTCCGAACCGCTTTGGATAACCTTTTAGAACAAGAAGAAGATTTAGGTGCCGACATGGGCGCCGACATGGGCGCCGATCCCATGGCAGCTGACCCCATGGCGGTCGACCCTATGATGGGAGGTGTCGAAGAAGGGGAGATGGCCGAGGACGTCGCGCAAGACGTGCCTTTGGGTGCAGCCGAAGGAGAAAAGCTCTGCGGTTGTCCCGAGGAAGGAGAAGAGTCAAAGGTAACAGTGGATCTGGATGAGCTTCAGGAGGCCGTGGATGCGCTTCATCGCGAACTTGAGGAAGATTTAGACGAAGAAGTTGATTTGAGCAGCTTAAACATAGAAGAACTTCTTTCTGAAGAAGACGATGAGGAAGAGGAAGATATCGAAGAAAACATTACTACAGGATCGGATGAGATTTTTGGCGAGCAAGAAGACACTCCTCAAACTAGTGGCGCCGGCGCCCTAGCCGGAAGTGCTGCAGCCGAGGAAGCCGACTCTGACGCTTTACAGAGCGAAGAAGGGGTAAAAACCAACGAAGGAATTGATATTCCCGATAGCCTCGTCGACGCCATCATGGAAAAACTTAGAGTAGATATGGGAGCCACCTTGTCCGGGTGGGCAGGCCGATCCGCTTATGACGTTAAATGGGAAATGGAAAAAGAGATGGCACACCGCCGCGGCACCAAAGCCTATGACGAATTAGAAATTTTAAAGAAAGCTCAAGAAGAATTGGTTTTTGAAAATAACCAACTCAGCGAGCGAACTGAACAATATGAGCAAGCAGTTGAAGAGTTGAGGAAGAATTTACATGAAGTAAACGTTTCCAATGCTCGCTTGCTTTACACGAACCGTGTTTTGAGAAATACCTCCTTAAATGAGCGGCAAAAGAATAAAATTGCCGAAGCTATTTCAAGGGCTGGTTCAGTAACAGAGGCAAAGACAATATATGAAACGCTTGAAAGCGCAGTGCCGACCCACTCTAAACGGGGTCCTCAATCACTGAGCGAGGCAATTAATCGTCCTTCGTCTGTTATTCGTGCGACTCGTAAAGAGTCGGCACAGCCATCTGATCCGTTTACAGATCGGATGAAAAAACTAGCAGGAATAAAATAAATACATTATAGGAGGTATTAAAAAATGTCTAGTATCGTAGAAAGGTTGACGGAAGGTATCGTCAATCGTGATATGCGTGCCGAAGGTAACGCATTGTTAACTAAGTGGGAGAGAACCGGTCTTTTGGAAGGGATTGGTAATGAGCGTTCCCGCCAGGGCATGGCCCGTTTGCTTGAGAACCAGGCGAAGGAGCTATTGCGTGAGAACAGCACTATGGCTGGTGGAGATGTCGAAGGCTTTGCGGCCGTCGCATTCCCCATTGTTCGTCGTGTTTTCGCAGGTCTGATCGCAAACGATCTCGTTAGCGTTCAGCCGATGAGTCTACCCAGTGGCCTCATCTTCTTCCTAGATTTTACCACTTCCACCAATGGTGCGGGTCTTCCGCGGTTGGGCTACGGCACAACTGAAGAGTCCCTCTATGGTGGCGGCGTGGTTGGGTCACAACTAACTGGTGGTGTGGATCTTACCGGAAGTTTTGCTGAGGCTGGTCCTTATTCGCTTAACAACGGTTACGCTTCACCAACAGGTTCGGATGCTTTGGCTCCTGCCGCTGCAAACCTTGGTTGGGTGCTTGTCGCCTCTGGTACCGTTGGTGCTACTGGCGGATCGGGCGCTAACCCTCTAAGTGCTAGGAATCAGTCCATACTGGATGGCCTGTGTCGCTATGACGTCGATCTAAGTGGATCGCCGGCTGCAGTGTACCAGACAACCGGCTCTTCTACGGGCAACCGTGAGCAGCTTAACGTTGAAAACCTTGTGGCTTTGACGGTTGATAGTATGGCAGGTACCCCAGGTCTTGGGTCTGCACAATTAGTGCGACGGTTGACCACTGTGGCTTCCGGGTCTGCGACACAGGATCCATCTTCGGCATCTTACCGAATGACTCTTGTGTTTACCAGCACCAGTGGGTCTGTGCCCCTACGGGACGGTTTTGCGACCGGTCTTATGGGAGCCGTTACGGGTAGTACCAATGTTACTATTTCTTACCCAATTGACGATAACTTTACCACGGCGGCAGCGCTCGGTTCGGTCATCGGTACAACTGAGTGGGGACTGGAAGGCAACCCGCGCATCCCCGAAATTGACATTAAGGTCGATTCCGTGGCTGTGACTGCCATCACCAAGAAGCTCAAGGCCAAGTGGACGCCAGAGTTGGGACAGGATCTAAATGCCTATCACAACCTTGACGCCGAGGTCGAGCTAACCAGCATTCTCTCCGAGCAAATTGCTCTTGAGATTGATCGTGAGATTCTTGAAGATCTCGTTCAGGGTGCTAAGGCCGCTACTTATTACTGGTCTCGTTCCCCCGGTCTCTTCGTTAATCGTGCGACTGGTGAGGAAATTGGCGCCTCTTCTGCGGCCCCCGATTTCACGGGTACAGTTTCAGAGTGGTATGAGACTCTTGCTGAAACCATCAACGATGTGTCTGCACAGATCCATCGTAAGACTCTACGGGGTGGTGCTAACTTTGTGGTCTGCGGACCGGAGGTTGCCAACATTCTTGAGTTCACTGCTGGTTTCCGCGCGAGCGTCACTGCTGATGATGAGACTGGTTCTATTGGTGCTGTGAAGGTTGGTTCACTGACGAAGAAGTTCGACGTCATGGTAGATCCTTACTTCCCCCGCACCTTGATCCTTGTGGGCCGTCGAGGAAGTTCTTTCCTTGAAAGCGGTTATGTATACGCACCTTATGTGCCACTACAGACCACTCCCACTATCTTTGGTCCTGAGGACTTCGTACCCCGCAAGGGTGTGATGACTCGGTACGCCAAGAAGATGGTGCGTCCCGATATGT